CTTCCTGAAGATGTGTTCAGAAAACCAATAACTTCAGGAACAAGATTAGCCGTTAAAACATAGACGTAAGCCCCACAAACCGCCACCATTTGATTCCCACCCGATAGGGTACGCATACCCCTTACTTCTTGGAAATTGGGCAGAATGGCCTTTGTGGTGAGGCCTGGTGTCGGATAAAGCGCCACCACACCTCTATCACCTGCTTGCTTTAAATAATCAATTTCAGGAAAGAAATTAATACATTCTTGAGCATCTTGGTAAATAGATGGTGCTTCATAACTTGGCCCAACAAATCCAAAATCAGGCATGGCTTTACCTCATGAATCCACCTGTCAATATCCAACCGGCATCCTTGGCTCTGCCAATCATCAATGCGTCAGGATATTGAGCAACTTGCAACGGTGCAATATTTGTGCGTTTCAGCGTAGCCTTGGCTTGTGCTGCGTAGCTTGTAATCATTGCCATTTGGCCTTGATCTGATTTTCCATACATAGGCATCAAACGCTCTGCCAAACACCACCTGAAGGCCATGTTATAGCCCTGTGGCATACTGATTGTGTTATACATTGAGTCATATCTTGTGAACAATGTATTGGCAAAAAGGTGCATTTCGCCTTGAGCAGGATTAGGCCAAACAAAAACGTTGCCTGAGTCCTGATTGGGATTGTAATAAACCGCTTTAGGCCAAGGTCCGTTAAGCGTTTTTAGGCCAATCAACTCGTATTGCTGAAGCGTCAAAACGTCAACTTGATAGTCCAAACCACCATTTGTAATGGGTTGACCGTTGGAATAGGTGTTTATTCTAACAAAAGCGGAGTTAAGATTAAGTGGCTTTTGGTAATAAGCGGTAATCGTAGTTGAGCTAACAATTTGATTAAAGTTTAACTCGTAAGTACCAACTTCATTGATGTTGCCACCTGCGCCTGTTAAAAATCGGTTGATCTTAGTGCCTGGCAATATGCCTGTGCCTGACAAAATCTGACCTTGAGCTACTGCGCCTGACGTGATGCCAGTAACTGTTAAGATATTTCCTGAAATTGAACCTGTAAAAGAAGCGCCAATGAAGTTAGACGTAGATGGATAAGGCCCAATTGTGTACTGCGTTTGACCTGCAATCACAGGAAACACAATTTCTGTCACATTGAAAACCATGCCATTCTCGTTAGACCATTGGTCCACAAGGTCATTGAACATATCAAAAGCGTCTTGTGCTGCTTCAGGTGTAGGGGTTTCCCCTGCCTCTAATGCTCCGATGTCTTTTAACGCACGACTTATGAAATCAATTGGGGCTGTCATTCTGTGCCTCTTGCAGTTGTGGTATTACTTGTCTATCAATTTTTTGAAGTAAGTTCACAACAACTTTATAAGGCAGTTCTCGCAATGAGCCAGCAATAAGTTGTAATTCCTCGACAGTAAGTTCTAGTTTTACCTCTTTCATACTGTCACCTTAAATGTTTTTGCTTTCCAAGGAGGATGAATTGCAGAAATCTGAGCTTCATATTGCTCAATTAATCGTGATTCTACGGCATTTATTCCGTTTTTCATAGTGGCTTGACGCACCCATTCAATAACGGCTTCTTCAGTTGCACCATCCAAAGACTTAGGTGTTTCAAAATGCCAATAACCCTCGGTTTCAATGCCTTCATGTTCGACTTTATACCGCACGTTAGCAACGGTATTGTTTACACCATTTAATTCAAAAATTTTCCATTTCATGACCAAATTTCAGTTGGTTTTGTTGGAAATGTTGCCGGTGTGGTTGGTGGATTAACCGCAATAGCACGCAATTGGCTTCTATATGCCAAAAATGCCGTTTGATTGGTTAAATAAGGATTAGAAACTTGTGGATTTCCAACATCTGCAATTGAAGTCCAATCGCTTTGTTGAAGCAATGCCGTAGCTTGTGCTTTGTTTTGGGCTTGAATTTGTTCGGGTGTTGGTGGTGGTGGTGGTGTATAAGCCGCAATTGGCCCATAAGTTCCGGCAACTAATGCGGCATAAAGATCACGGCCCGATTGTTCGGGATCATTTGGTGATGCCGTAAATGGATATTGGGTTGTAGAACCTTCATACACAATTGTGCAATCAATGATTGAATTTTCAGAATTGGCGTAAAAAGGATTTGTAACGGATTGTATTGTTGCCATTTTTTTGTTTCCTTTAAGATATTCTTAACCAAAGATTTGCAGCATTAGATACGGTTGATGAATTAGTGGTAGATAACCATGTTCCAGATAAACTTAATGAATTAGTAAGAGTTAGATTACTAATGCTTGCCAAATTACTACCATCTGTCGTGTAACCGCTTTCAGCAGCTAGATTCATAGCGTAATACCCAGTAGCACTAGCATAATATAAAGAACTTCCAGAAACTGTGGAACCAGCAGAATAAGTTGAACCTGTATAAGCAATTACATAAGTTCCAATAGCACCATAAGTTGTTGGTAATGATGTTGTTGCTGCAATCGTTATGCTACCTGATCCATTTGTAATGGTAACGTTTGAACCTGCCGTTAATGCGGCTTTGGTGTAATTAGTTCCATTACCAATCAATAATTGTCCGTTACTTGGTGTTGTGGACAAACCAGTTCCACCGTTTGCAACCCCCAAAGTACCGGCTAATGTAACCGCACCGCTTGTTGCCGTTGATGGTGTAAAACCTGTTGTTCCGGCACTAAATGTTGTAACCGCACTTAGTGATGCCCAAGTTCCATCACCACGCAAATATGTAGTTGATGATGGTGTTCCAGTAACCGCACCACCCAATGCTGTTGAACTAGAAATCAATGTTCCACTTGTGGGCAATGTAACCGATGTGTTTGCGGTTGCAGCGATTGTTTGTGTAAAAGCGCCTGTGTGTGAAACGTTACCTGCTAAAGTTAAAGTGCTAGTACCGTTATTAACACCAGTTCCACCGACCGCAGGTGTCAAAGGACCACTAATCATAGTGGATGTAACAGTTCCAGTATCACCAGTTGTGATCAACGTCCCACTAACTGCAGGAACGGCAACGGTATATGATGATGCCGTGTTTGGACCACTTAGGGCAACTTGCCCACCTAAAGTTGCTTGAAAAACGACTTGTCCCATTTCAGTTCCTTATGGCAATATGATGAGTTTACCAGAGGTTAAAGCCCCTGTGCTAGGGTTATATTGAAGTTTTGTCGAACTTGTATATTCGGTTGTCAAAGTACCTGTTGTTTGATTTGCAAACAATAAGTACCGAGTTGCATTTGTAGACGTATCGTCCGTCACAGTTGCAGCAGAACTTGGTGTTGCCCAAGTCGGTGCGCCTGAACCGTTTGAGGTTAAAACTTGTCCAGTAGTACCAGCAGAAGTAAATGCGAATGCAGTTCCGTTACCATAAGCAATACCACCATTAGTAGGTGTAGCCGTACTGTTTGTACCGCCTCCGCTAATTCCTAAAGTTCCCCAAGATGGAGCACCTGTTGAACCTGCAGTAATTAACGCTTGACCTGAAGTTCCATAACCTGTTGTACCGCTTAAAGCAGGTGTTGTGCCTAAGTTAGTGGAAAACCCTAACGCTCCAACTGCATTGATAACGTGCGCTGATTGGCCTGTTGTGCCCCAAGCCATGTAATGCTTGTAACCGTTTCCTGATCCAACGGTAATGTCACCATCATGCCCTGAAAAATAAACACCATTGTTAATTGAATAAAAGTCGCTTGGTGTTGATGCGCTAAATGTTGAAGAATTCATACCAAACTCACCATAATATGATGAGTCTGTGCCTAAATCATTTGAAATAACGTAATTAGCAGATGCTCCGGCGCTTGTACTCTTGTTCTGAATAACCAATTGATTATAAGAACCTGAAGTTGTGCTACCAAATGTCGCTATTGAATTTGATGCGTTAAAACTTAAAACTGGTGTTGTACTTGTAACCGTATTAGCCGACAAAGTGGTGAAGTCACCGCTTGCTCTTGTTGTCGCACCAATTGAAGCACCGTTGATTGTACCGCCTGTGATCGCAACACTATTGGCATTTTGTGTAGCCATCGTGCCAAGACCACTAATTGAGGTGCTTGGAATAGTTGAACTAGCCGTAAATGCGCCTGTACCATTACCTGACAAATAACCAGTTAATGTTGATGCTCCTGTACCACCTGATGCAACAGGTAAAGGTGATGACAAACCTGTAATTGAACCACCAGTTATTGCAACGTTGTTCGCATTCTGCGTTGACATCGTACCAAGACCAGTAATATCGGTGCTAGGAATCGTTGTAGCGCCTGTTAGGGCCGTTGTTCCTGATCCTTTAACATAACCTGTCAATGTGGTCGCTCCTGTGCCTCCTGAAGCCACAGGAATGGCAGCAGATAGGCCAGTAATCGTGCCACCAGTAATTGCCACAGATGACGCATTTTGCGTAGACATCGTGCCCAAGCCTGTGACTTGAGTGTTAGCAATCAAAATGGATGTGTTGCTTGCTGCCGTCAACTGACCTTGTGCGTTAACTGTGTAAGTTGGAACGCTTGAAGCGCTTCCGTAGCTTCCTGCCGTGACCGCAGTATTGGTGATGCTGAACTGATAACCGCTTAAAGTTAGTCCAGTACCTGCCGTGTAAGTCGCTGCAACGCTAAAGTTGGACCATGTGACGTTGGTTGTGCCTAATGTGCCACCTGGTTGTACAGGACAATACCAAGCACTACCACCCAAAGTATTGCCTGATTCAACAAAAACCAAAGCAGAAACGAGTTCGTTCCATGTGTTTGCATCTTGTGACCTTACCCATGCGCCTGAAGAAACCACGTAAATGCCGTTATCAGGTTGATTGGACTGATTCTTGACCAACAAACGCATTCCCGATGTCAATGCGCTAGGCCAATCTCCACCGCTTTGTGTGCCCAAGCCTGAAAGGGTTACATTGTTAAGCGTTCCGTAGTTAACAGGTGGCTTCCATGAGATTCCAACAATTGCGGAATCTACATATTGTTTGTTTGTAACGTCATAAATGCCAACAGGAGTGGCATTGACTTGTGCTGCTGAGAAAACACCAGTTGATGGTGTTGTAGCCCCAATTGTCGTACTATTAATTGTGCTATTTGTGATGATTAACCCTGATTGATAAGGGTTTGGAATGGCATAGAAAGGCTGCCCCTGACCAATAAATGTTTGAAAATTACCTGAAGTGTCGAATAGACCCTGAATAGGTACAAGATTTTGAACAGTAGAGTTGGAAGGAGCAGCCATAGTTTTACGATTGATCCGCAGCAGGAGTTACATAAAGTGTCGTACTACCTGCGCCAATTGCGGATAGATAATACGGTGTCGTAGGTGTTGCCAAAATCAAAGGTGTGGTCATGTTGGGAGGCAATACATAGTCTCCCGAATTTCCATCGCTAGGAATAGCAACACTAGACAAACCTGAGTTTGTCTGATTCCAACGAATTGCACAAGCACTTGAACCAATGTTTAAAAAACTGGTGTAGTTAACTTGATCGTTCGTTGTGTCGTTGATCTGCACCGCTGAGTGAGCAGATGTAGTGACCGCTAATGCGTAGGTTTGACCTGCATTGCGTTGAACGGTTGAACCTGCCATGATTAAACTGCCGTAACAGGAGCTGGACCTTCAAGTCTTGTGACTGAAATCACATATTGACCTGAAACTGGTGTCAAAGTTGCCGTACCTGTTAAGTTGCCAAATTGAACTGACAAAATACCTGCGGTCAAGCAATCAGCTTCAGCAATGAATACACCTGCGGTTTGTGCGCCAACTGCACCCAACACGGTCACGATGTCTGTGGTCTGAATGCCAGGCACAGAATATGTAACGGTGGTGGTTGTGTTTGCTGCCAAGGTGTTAGACGCATTGCTAAACGTTGGAATTATGTAGAACGTCTCGTGAGAATTGCCACGAGTGATGGTTGTGGAGGACATAATAAGTTCCTTTAAAACAAAAACATTGTAACTTAAAAAAGAAAAAAAGCCACCCTTTTGAGGTGGCCTTTCTTAGCCACCGCAGAGTGGTAGCC